ATGGTTTTACTGTTCCTAAAGGAGAGCGTGATTGGTATAGAAGATTAAAGAAAAAAGACTACAGTATCTTTTTTGAAGAATTAAATCGGTGGGGAGTTGAATCACCCCCTAAACTAGGAGCAATTGGCTTATGCAAATCAGATGATGGTTATGGCATGGCTGCTTATTATGAGGACGGATGGCTGAGTTACCGAAGGACATTAGAAGACCAGGTGGTGATATGGTCGCCGCTAGAGGCCCTTTTGGTCGTAGGGTGCTACTTCCAACGGAAGCCGACCTCTGTAATTCTTTAGGGTTAACAGAAGAAGAATATTTTCAATTTTTAGAAGGTGTAGCAGCGAAAGTAAAAGAAAGACCTGAAGCGTATGGATTAGTACCTGATATTGTTAATGGTCCTGCTGCGGGTATTTTTGCTTTATGGAGTGGAACAGGTTTAACAATACTTGGTCAAATTGCTGTTGGTGTTGCTTTAACTTATGTATCCCATTTATTAACGCCAAAACCTCCTAGTCAAAAACAAGGGCAAGGTGTAAGAACAGCAGATATAGCAGGATCTAAAAAGTTTGCTCCACAACATAGCTTTAATAGTGTTCAAGAATTAGCAATTTTAGGAGATTTAGTTCCTCTTGTTTTTACTAAATATCAAGAATTAAGTAATGGGACAACAGTTACCTCTTATGGTGGAATTAGAGTTAATTCTCAAGTGTTGTGGTCACAGCTTCTTAGCTTTGGTCGTTTTCAACAATTAAAAATTCTTGCTTTATTTTCATTAGGTGAATTAGGTCTAACAGGAGATGGACCTGATTTTGAAGGTTATGCAATTGGTGATTTATTAATTTCTAATTATCACTCTGAAAAGATATATAAAGTTCGTACAATTGATGGTCATTTTTTACCTTTTAGCAATACAAGTATTCCTTTCTTGTCAGGTCAAAACTATAACGATAACTATTTTAATAATCGAAACTATGTTTTTAATGATGATGTTTTTAAGATTGATGATGGGACTGGGCATTTTGAAGAATATTTTTGTGGGACAAGAAATCCAACAACACAGGCTGCTTTCGGTTTAAGTTCACCAATGCCAAACTGCACATGGTTCGGGCTTCCTTATGAATTAATTCGTTGGGGTGATATTAATAAAGACACTAGACCTGGGATTAGAATACAAGTTCGTAAACGAGTAAAAAACTTAGGCTTATGGCCTATGAGGGCTGGTTTTGCTTCTGGTGGAACTACTAATCAAAAAGCAGGTTTAGATGAGGTACCTGTTGGGACTGATTTAACTTATCAAGTTGTAGGAGGTTCTGATAATAGTGAAACAAGTGCTGATAATGTCCTTGCTTTTCAAAAAAACGATACAAGACATATTGGTCGTCATGGTGTTGAAGATGTTGATGCAATTAGCATTTCTGTAAGAGAAGCAACTGACGGGTACATATCAAAAGGAGAGCAATATATGGCTGGAACAGCTTTAGTTTCATGCACAATGGGAGGCGACAATTTAGATTATCCTGGTGCTCCGTGGGAAGGTCGTAAATCACAAACGAGACAGTACACTTTTAAGGTTATTCAAAAGGGATATTACGAGTGCTTGCCTAATGCAGATTTATCTACGCATTGTTTAAATCCTGAATGGAATACAAGCGGTAGTTATTGGTACGTTCCTAATAGCAATCCAGACCAGTTCTATTACGAACAGAATAAAAATCAAATATTTCCTCCACATTCACGATATGCCTTACAAAAAACAACAATAGGTAGTGTTTCTAATAATAGAAATTGTGATATTACAGAAATAGGTTTGAAGTCAAAAGTTTATAAACAGATGCAATTTGCGAATGTAAATAGTAAGCCTACAGAAGGAAATATTGTTAGTGCAATTAATGATAGAAATCCTATATCATTAGGACAAGTTCAGACTTATTTAAACAGAATAAGTTTCTTTAAATTATTAGTAAGAAAAGCTGGATCAAACGAAGAATGGTCAGATGATCACTGGGTTAAACCTAATAATGTAAATAATCATTCGGGGTTATTTTGTGTAAAAGGAAATACGCCTGAATTTCAATATAATTATATAAGAGTTGCTCACCCCAATGGTCAGTATGAATATAGATTTTTCCCTTGGCCTGGTAATGATGTAATTAGAAGAGTTGCAGGAGGAGAAAGTTTAACCGCATGTTTGTTAAATGCAAATGGAGCGTCAAGTTTAGACTTAGCTGCTCATTTTCCTTCAGGTCTTTATACGATTTATTTTGCTGGCCTTTTAGAGTTTGGATTAACAAAACAATCTTTAAGTAATAAAGAATGGAATTTGGGCAATCCTGGTGTTGCTGATAATGTTACTTATGATGTAGTTAGTTTGGCAAAGAATACTTATCAGGAAAGATCTAGCTTTGGAGCTGGAGACATTAGTACTAAACTACAAAATACATTTATCTGGACTAAATTTTATGGACCACAAGCAACAAGTTATCCAACATCTTATACAGATGCGACAGATAATCATACATTAATACTTCGTTTTGATCCTGCTGATGGAGGAACTCCTTTCTTCAATTTATACATTAATCCTTCACACGTAACACCAAATAATGAAGGATATGATGGCCCAGATTGGGGGCAACATGTAGGAGCTTCAAGTAATGATCTTGCAACTGCTCATCATAATGTAAGGTTTGAATATACAATTGCAGAAAGTGGTTTTAAAGGTTATTACGAACCAATATTAAATGACAGCCTTACTGGTGCAGGTGGAAATGGACATCCAGGGGGTATTACTAATCTTTATTATGTAAGAAAAGTTGAAGAAATAAGTGTCCCAAATGATCCTTTAATTAATGGAAGAATACTGCAAACACATAATGAAGATAATGCTGGAAATCAGATTGCAGAAGGAGATGGTTTAACTGTAAAGATGAATGTATGGGAAGATCCTATCTATCAGTATATTTATGCAAATTGGACCATAGAAAATAAAGGTGATGGAGATTATAGACCAGGAGACAAAGTTCTTATTCCTGCTGTAATCCATCCAAGCGATCCAGAGGATTCTGTTGTTGTTCCTGCTCAAATTGTCGATCTTAATATTGATGAAATTACAACTAGAGATGATATAGGAAGTGATATTCCTTCTGAGTTAAATCCTTATGATGTTGCTGCTGATTTTTGGAAATATCAAGGAGATAGATCAAGTCATTTAGATGGCCCTGAACATCGTGTCGTATATGTAAATGAAATCATAAAAACAACAGGAAACGAAAGAGCAACTTATAGAGATTTAGCTTATGCAGGGTTAAGGATTGATAGTTCAAAAGAGTGGACAAATTTCACGCAGTTTTCTGCCTATTTTAGAAAAGGAATAGAAGTAGTTAAAGCACCTTTTACAGGTTATAAAGAAGAGACAAATTTATTTCCTGAAATTGCTTACGCTTTATTGACAGATAAAAAATTAGGAGCAGGAAAAGTTATTCCCAAAGAATCGGTAAATATTGTAGATATGGATATAGCTACAAAGTTTTGCCAAGCTAACCGCTTTTTTTGGGATGGAATGATTTCAAACAGGGTTAATTTAAGAGACTTTATTTTTGAACAAGGGACTTATTGTTTATTAGATTTTACGATTGTTGGAGGTCAATTTAGTTTGTATCCTACTGTTCCCTTTAAAGATGTTGATCACACAATAAATTTCAATGCAACGCCTGAAATAAAAGCGATGTTTACCGATGGAAACATCAAAGATTTACAAGTTAATTTCCTTGCCCCTGAAGACAGGCAAACATTTAGAGCAAATGTTTTATGGAGAAAAGAAAAGTTAAATGGTTTTGCTGAAACTAAATCAGTAATTGTCAGACTTGAAGGATCGGACCATGAAGACGATCCAGTTGAGACGTATGACTTAAGTGGTTTCTGTACTTCTAGAAAACATGCAATAACTTATGCAAAATATGTCTTGAGCGTTAGAGAATATACAGATCATTCAATTAATTTTAAAACGGCTCCTCATTATGTAAACGGTCTAAAACCAGGTGATTATATAAGAGTATTTTCAACAACAAATCATACAAGTCGATTTAATAATGGAGCAATTCTTGAAGATGGCACTGTTGTAAGTAAAGACACAATTACAGGCTCTAAAGATTTTTATTATTGGAATCCTTCTAGTGAAGAAGTGTTAGAAGATCGAGTTGATTTTTCTGATTCAAACGCAGTCAAAGCATACGCTGGAACGTTGTTTACTATTAAAGAAACTGGGAATACAGATCAATGTTATAAAGTTGAAAGTATTACGTTTGGAGAAGATGGTTTGATTGATTTATCTGGTTCGTACGTCAAATTAACCGATGACGGTAAACTGGCTATATTACAAGGATGGACGGATGGTTCTCGTTTTGTTATTGAGGATTGAGCATGGGTACTCAAATTCAATTTCCTGATATTAAGCCTAGTGCTAGAAGTTTTACCCCTGGTAATTACCCAGAAACTACTTTTGAATCTTTAGACGGTACTAAAACTTATTTACGTTTTGGTAATCAGCCGATTAACGCGACTTTAAGTCTGTCTTTCTCAAATCTACATGATACTGATACAGCTAATATCCTCAATAGTTACTTTAATAGTAAGGCAGATCCTACCAATTTTATAAATTTGTCTGCCTCCACTGGAGCCTTAGCAGGCATTGATTATAACCCTAGCGAAAATTCTTTATTACAAAGGATAGGGAAGTATAACTCCCCGTTAAAATGGAGGTTTAATAACCCTCCAACTGTTACAAGTACGTTCGATGGATTGAGTAATGTTAGCTGTAGTTTTGTTGCTTGCTTGGATGCACCCATATAATAAGAACAACGTTTTAATTTAAGGTTGTGGGTTTTTATTCTGGTCGTGATGGAGAACTCTACATAGCGGGTTCAGGCACTAAAGCAGCAAAGGTTCAGTCTTGGTCTTTTTCTAGTTCAATGGCTGTACTAGAAACAACTTCTCTGGGAGATACAGATAGAACTTTAAAAGCTGGAGTCAGAAGTTATTCAGGTAGTTGCCGTTTGTTTTATTACGTTGAAAGTCCTGCTTCTGGTGCTAATTCAAACTTAAATGCAATCTTAACCAATGCGATAAAAACAGGAGGTTCGGCAGGGGATGGTGAGAATGATGCTTCTCCTGAGATTGTGTTAAAGCTGCGAATGACCACAGGCTCTTCAGATATTCGAGATATTCAATTCTCTGTTTTTATTACAAGCGTTTCGATGAATACGGCAGTAGGCGAAGTTGCCTCTGCAGATATTAGTTGGGAAGCTAATGGTGCTCCTTATGGCAACACAACGTTGGTTGATTAATGAGTGTTTACTTTGGACAATCTGGGCAAATTGCCCTGAAAAGGGACACGTTAAGTAGTGGAATTAGGACCAAGCTAGATCCTTATGATGTCAGCGTAGACAGCAAAAGATTTAGTCTTGACCACAGCACTGGTTCGTTAATTACAGGAGATCAAGTTGTAATAGAAACTGCTGACGGTTCAACTCTTGAACTTGTTAATGGTCATAGCTACCCAGACATAAAGAAATTTATAAACATTGATCCTGTTGGAGGTATTCGTTTATATAACACTTTTGCTGATTCAATTGAAGGATTAACTTCAACAGCTTTAACCCTTGTTGCTCCAAGTTCTGCTAAAGATGTTGTATTAAAAACGAAGAATGACAACTTTAGGCATGTAGCGAAAATTAGAGATTTTGAGATGACAACCAGTAGAGAGCAAGTTGATTTAACTAATCTTGGAGATGAATTTAGAAATCAATATGAAGCTGGATTAATTAGTGGTCAAGGCTCCATGAATTGCATCTGGGAGCATAGTTATGGTTCAGAAGATCGTGCAAATAATTATGGAGTTGACCCAGAATTTCCTTTTTATCTTGCTCAATTAATTGTTAGAACTCAACAAGGCTCAGATTTTGATGGTGTGTTCTATCTTTACAGAGATTCTAATAATGCTAAAAATAATGTTTTTTATGAAGCGAATTGCATTATTACTAACGTTGCTGTAACTGTTGCTGCTGCTGAAGTTGTCGAGACAAGAATTGAATTTGTAACGAATGGAGTGATTGGTTTAAAGATTGGCGATGCCCCTGGTGTCCTATTACAAGAAGACACAGATCGGATTCTTCAGGAAGATGATAGTCGCATAATGCTCGAACAGGTTTAAACTACTTGCAAAGGTGTTTCGTTAACTTGTAAATGGCTGATTTAAAGATAACTGCGTTACCCGCATTAGTTGAAGCGGGTGTCCAAGCTGTTGATGTTCTCGCACTTGCCGACCTGAGTGCAACTGAAACTAAAAAGATCACTGTTAAAGATCTTGTTGCTGCGGGTGTTGCCTTAATTGATGATGGAGACATACCAGCCGCCAAGGTTGGAACGTTAGGAACAAACCAAGTCGCAACTGGAGCAATTGTTGATGGTGCAGTTACGAATGTAAAGCTTGCAAATTCAAGTGTTTCTCTTGGCGGGGTCAGTATTTCGCTCGGTGCGACAGATGCGAGCCCTGCATTTTTGCTGACTGATGCAACTGGATATTTAACGACGAACTTAAGTGGAACTATAACTAATGCTCAACTGGCTGGAAGTATTGCAGGAACGAAGTTATTAGATACAACAATTACTTATGCAAAGTTAAATATTAGTGATGGTGATATTCCTGGTGCGAAAATTGCAACAGGCGGAATAACTGCAACTCAATTAGCAGCAAACTCCGTTACTGCTTCTGAACTTGCTGATGATGCTGTTGATACTGCTGCAATAGCTGATGGGGCTGTTGTTGCTGCAAGTATTGCCACAGATACAATTACCTCTAATCAAATTGCTGCTAATGCAATTATCGAATCTCTTATCGCAGATGATGCGGTTACAAATGCTCAAATCGCAGATGACGCAGTAAGAACAGCACATATATTAGATGCAAATGTAACGGCTGCAAAATTAGCTGCAAATTTACCTGGAACAATTCTTGCTACAGGAGCAATTGGTTCTACTCAACTTGCTGCAAATTCTGTAACTGCTTCTGAATTAGCAGACAACGCTGTAGACAGTGGAGCCATAGCAGCGTCAGCCGTGGTAGATGCAAAAATTGCTAGTGGAATTGGTGGAGCAAAGATAACTGATGGAACGATTACAGCAGCGAAATTAGCAACAGCAAATATTGATAGATCGCTAAATGTAGCAAGTGGAAATCTTGGAATTAATAACACAGTTACAGCCGCTACTCGTTCTGGAATTACATACAACGCTCAAGGATTAATTACTGGAACGGTTGCTCTTGCTGCTTCTGATCTTCCTTTAGCAACTACATCTGCGGTTGGTGCCT